GCGAGTTGAGAACGATAGTGTATGGGACGACGTGAAGGCAGGTAATGTAAAAGGGTTCAGCGTTGAAGGAATGTTTCAAAATGTTGCAATACAATATCTCAGCAAGGACAACGAGCCTGACTTGTTAAGTGAACTCGAACAACTAATCAAGTCCTATGTTAACAAGTAGTTGTTAATAACTACTGTGTTACAAAAATACAATTTTGCTATTTACTAATAAACAAACACACAAATGAATTTACTCCAAGAAGTCAATTCCCTTTTCAAAAGACACAACGTGTCATTGAAGGCTGAGGAAAAAACTGTTATCGAGTTATCTGCTGAGGCGGTGTTAGAGGACGGAACGTCTATCTATACTGACGCAGATGCTTGGGCAGAAAAAGTAAACGTATACACTAAGGACGCTGACGGTAATCCTGTTCCGCTACCTTCGGGAGATTATACTCTTGCCGACGGTACTGTGTTGACAGTAACTGACGGTGTACTCGATGCTATTGTACCTGCGGAAGATATGTCTGCTGAGTTGAATAGCACTAAGGAAGAATTAGCATCAGTGCAAGAGCACTTGGCTAAGATGATTGAACTTGTTAAGTCCCTTGAAACGCAGTTGTCTGCACAAAAGGAAACTAACGTTAAACTATCAAGTGAAGTTACTAAGTTGAAAAAACAACCTGCAACAAACTCGGTAAAAGAAAACTTCAACCGAGCAAAGGCGACGGAACAAAAAGCGGAAAAACCTTTTCACGCTATGAACTATCAAGAACGTTTTGCTCACAACCTAACTAAATTTAACAAATAAAAAAATGGCAACATCATTAAATTTAGATACAACCTATGCAGGACAAGTTGCAGGTGGTTATATCAAGAGTGCATTTTTAACAAATGATACTCTACAACACATTACTGTTCGTGAGAACATTGATTGGAAACAAGTCGTACGTCGATTGACTTCACCTGTTACATTTGGAGAACCTACTTGTGGTTGGTCACCAAATGGAGAGGTAGTTTCTGACGAGCGTATCCTTGAATTGAAAAAGTTTCAAGTTCAGCGTGACTTGTGTAAGAATGATTTTTTACAAACTTGGGAGAGCAACTCGGAACAAAACGGTCAACTTCACGCTTCACTTCGTGACGCCTTGATTGCAGTAATGATGGGCGGTATCGGTCAAGAGAACGAGCGAGTAATTTGGGAAGGCAATGGTGCACTCGCAACTGAGTACGCAGGTTTCATTACACAGTTTGCTCTTGACGGTGACATAAATAGTTTTGGCGGTGTGGCAGTTACTACTGCTACCGTTATCGACGCTATCAAAAAAGTAATTGAATTGACGCCTCTTGCAGTACGTCGTTCAAATGAAAAACCTCTTATCTATGTAGCGTCTGACGTTGCTGAGGCTTATCGTAACTACCTTGCTTCGTTAGGTAATGGAATGTTTTTCTATTCAGGTGACGCAATCAAGATGTCTTGGATTGGTCAGTACGATATTGTTGAGTGCGTTGGTATGCCTGATAGCAATCTTGTTATGGCACAACCTTCTAACTTGTGGTTCGGTACTAACTTAGTTTCTGATTGGAACAACATCGGAGTAAAAGATATGACCGAAGTTGACTTCACGCAAATTGTTAAGTTCAATGCTCAGTTTTTTGCAGGTTGTCAATATGGTATTGCACAAGAGATTGGTTGGTACTACGAGGACTAATTAAATACATTGCATTTGGAGGGGGAGGTGAAAGACCCCTTCCTTGTGCTTAACATAATACAAAAAAAGATATGCCACTTAACTGCGAATTAACTACAGGCTTTACACTTGATTGTAAAGACGGTATCGGAGGTATCAAGGAAATTTTCCTTGCTGAATGGAATTACATTTACAACTTACTTACTGTTGATGCAGGTGGTGAGATTACTGCGTTGACTGATGCGGCAGATTTTTTTCGTTATCAGTTGCCTACGCAAACAGGAATGTTTGAGGAGACAATTAACTTTAACCGTGATAACGGAACTATCTACTATACTCAAACCGTTACAATTAAGATGCATAAGTTATCTTCAATTAAACGTGCTGAGTTAGAAACTGCTGCACTTAACCGACTATGCGTTTGCGTTCGTGATAACAATGACAACCTTTGGATGTGCGGTATTGAGGACGGAATGGATATCTCTACTTCTACTGCTTCAACAGGTACTGCCTTTGGTGACGCCAATGGTTATGAACTTTCTTTTGTTTGCGATAGTAAAACTCGTGCACGTCGTTGGGCAGATTCAGTAAGCGACTTAGCACCTGTGTTTATTCCTTTCGATAATGAACCAAACATAACCGTTACTCCTGCTTACTAAGATGAATACAAAAGCGTTTACTTTCTATACAATCGACGGAAACAAAATAGCAATCAACGGAACTTTGATTAGTCTTGAACAAGGAAGTTACAAAGTGCTTGGATACTTCCAAGGTTCGAAAAAGTTAGAAACTGTTGCTCAATTTCCTCTTACTGCTGCTTACACGGTTGCGTTACTTTTGACTAAGGATTAGCCTAAGGCATAGTTAACAATATGAAATACTTTTAACACAGGGCGTTGTATCTTCAACGCCTTTTGTATATTAGCACTACAATGATATATCTACAAACCGATACAAGTAATCAAGAGTTGTTGTTACCTTTGTACGACAGTCATTACTTATTGAACGACGGTAGTTGGGTTGATTACACGCACTACTTACTTATCATTACAAATGAAACGAGTAGTCAGGTACTTGCACAAGTGCCTATCGTGTCAAGTGAGAACGAACGTATCACTACATTGTTAGTTGATACAACAGGTTTAATTAGTAGTGGTCGTTATCGTTACGATGTTTATGTGCAGAACTCGAACACGAATACAAACCCAATGGACGCAAGTGTTTTAGGACTAACGCATAAAGGTTGGGGTGAGTTAAAAAACAATGCACAGTATTACAATGTACCAACTATAACAATGCCTGAAGATGTCATCATCCCAATCACTTAACGACAAGTTACGTTCTAACGTATCACAAGCGAATATGTCTTTGTTCTCGCCTATCAGTTCCATTGAGAATGAAAGTAGAGGTGGGTGGGTTGAGTATGGTGTAGACAATATGTATCCGCAGTACTTGATTGAGTTGTATTACAATTCACCTGTACACAATGCACTTACAAGTAGTATTGCATTTATGATACAAGGCAAAGGTACTTCTAACCCTTTGTTAGATTACTGCATTGATAAGATTGCCTTTGACTTAAAACTGCAAGGTGGTTTCTTTGCAGAGATAATATGGAACTTAGATTACACCGAACCTGCAAAGATTAATCATTTACCTTTTGAGAACTGTCGCCTTTCGTATGACAAGGAAAGCGAAAACATTACAGGCATTTGGTATTCGTTAGATTGGTCGAACACTCGAACTAAAAAAGGTAAGCCTGAGTTCATTCCTTTGTATGATAAAGAACGTGCAATGGAAGAACCTCGTCAAGTTGTTTACTCGTTCTTGCCAACCGCAGGTAGTATGTACTACGGTAAACCTGATTACTACGGTGCGTTGACTTACATTGAGTTATCTCGTAACATAGGACTATATCACGTTAACAATATCTTGAATGGTTTATTTCCTTCGTTTATTGTTGCGTTCAATAACGGTGTACCTTCTGAGGAACAACGTGATAGTATTGTTCGTGAGTTAGAACGTAGTGTATCAGGTGCACAAAACGCAGGTAAGTTTTGGGTAACTTGGAACGACGACCCTAATCGCAAGACCGACATTACTTCGTTTCCAATTAGTGACGCTGATAAGCAATACGAATACTTAGACGAAGGTAGCACAAGGCAGATAATGGTAGGACATCGTGTAACAAGTCCTTTGTTGTTCGGTATTCGTGATAGCGGAGGACTTGGCAGCAACAAAGACGAAATGATTGTTGCCTTCGATATCTTTATGAACCAAGTAATCAAACCTTTTCAAAAGATTATCTCTGAGGTGTTCGTGCCAATTATCGGTAGCGTTGAGTTTGTTCAGAACTCTTACTTTGAAACTACCGATACAAGTGCACCGAGTGGTGAAGCACCTACACCTGCTGACACTACTACGACTACACCTGTTGACCCGACTGCATCTGCTGAAACAAAAGTATCTGATGTAACTTACAATGGTGCTCAGATATCTTCTGCAATTGATATTGTTGCAAAAGTTAAAGAAGGAATACTTACAAAGGAACAAGCAATTGTTTTCCTTGTGCAGTTCTTACAACTTGATGTAAACGTTGCTCAGTCAATGTTTGCAACTGACGGTGGTAATGCAGTTGCTCAACTTTCAGCAGTAAAAAAAAAAGTAGATAAAGTTTGTTGCAACGCTGAGGTAACTGACGAAGCGTTACATAAATATCTTGACGAGTTAGAAACACGTGCAGAGTTTATGGACGAGGAGGAATGGGAGTTAATTAGCGACGAACGTGCAGGTAGCAAAGAGGAGGAGGAAAGTTTTATACAAGAGTTCTTTGCAAGTCGAATGCCTACCAAGTCAAGTGCAAAAGGTAACGAGAAAAGTAAGTGGGGAGATAGTGGTTTATACAAGTTACGTTTTGCATACAATACCGAACTAACCTATGGTGACAACGGTGAGTTAGTATCAAGACCTTTTTGTAAACGAATGGTAGACTTATCAGTTAAAGGTGCAGTCTTTCGTTGGGAAGATTTAAGTATCGATAGTCCTGATAGTATGAGTAGTGCAGGTATCAATGGTGGTTTTGCAGCAAGTGGTTCAACAACCTATGATATCTTTACTTACAAAGGTGGTGTGTATTGTCACCATTACTTTCGTCGTTTAATTTTCTTCCGCAAACGTGTGAAAGGAAAGTTCCTTCCAAACAACGGACTTAAAAATGACGAGCAAGTATCACAAGGTACATTTCCGTTCCTTCCGAAAAAAGGAAAGGAAGGTACGCCAACAATAGATATGAAAAACCGTGGTTCACTTAAAAACTAAAGACAATGCCTTTACAACCTGAAATACTTTTAGTAGACGAAAACTATATCAAGAAGTACACGTGGCTTACAGGTAGCGTAGATACTAACTTGTTATACCCTGCAATCTATCTTGCACAAGATGAACAAGCACAACGTTATCTTGGTACTCGCTTGTTGCGTAAGTTACAAGACGACTTGGTTGCAGGTTCATTAACACCTGACTATGAAAACTTATTATACAATTATGTTTGTCGTGTTGTGTGTTGGTGGTCGTTGTATGAAATGATACCTCACTTGTATTACAAAAACGATAATGGTAGTTTGGTAGTTCGCATTAGTGAAGATACTCAACCAATTTCGGAAACTATATTACAACAATACCGAGAACAAGCAAAACAAAAGTCAGAGTACTATACTGAAAGATTGAAAAACTTTTTATGTGCAAATTCTGCATTGTTTCCTGAGTATAATCAAGCAACGTTTCCTGAGATACCTTCAAGTGATAGAGTGTATCAAGATAGTCAGTTCAATATCAGTAACGGTACAACAGGACAAGGACATCATTCATTCAGTAGACCTTGGTTCTTACCATATAGATAATGAAGTACCAAGATAGAAAAGAAAAAACTGCAACTCGCAAAGTATACGAGGAGAAGTTACGTAAATACATTGACAATAAAAATGAGCAACTTATCAAACTTAGTGCACGGAGACGGAACGACTGAGGGTGCAATAGGTACTATCGGTACTATTCTACTTTCGATACCTGCTTGGTTACCTGATACCGAGGTATGGTTACGCTTGGCGTCGTTATGCCTTAGCGTTATTGCAGGTATACTTACTGTATATTTGCTAATCAAAAAGATAAAGTCCTTTAATCAAAAACGCAAACAATGAATACTTGGTTTGAACCATTACTTAACTACGGTGCATTGGGCGTGATATGTATCGGTATGGGTTACTTGCTATACAAAGAGTGGTTGTATAACAAGCAAGAGAAACGTCGTGCAGAAAAAAGATTGGAGAAGTTAGAGGACGACTTAAAGGACGGAAAACTTTGTAACAATAAAAAAAAACAAGACGATGATAGAGAAGTATAGCATCTTTCAACTACAACAACAATTTACTAAACTTGGCTACAAATGGTTTCCATTTATGATAGTCGGTGTTCGTTCCTATGACAATGTAAACAATAAATTTGACGACTTGATAGGTGTTGTGGAAAACAATACTATCACTTGGTACACAGGCACTACAAATGCAGGTAGACATTGGTTGTTAAACTTCCTGAACCCCAAGGGTACTGCGATGTTGAAGGCAGGGCAGTATGTTAATTGTTACAAGTTAGGTTTGCACAAAGGACAGTACGAAGCCTTGATACAAACAGGTGGTAAGGTTACTGTATACCGAGACGCTGACAAAGATGAAACTGCTGAGGAACAAGGTGTTCTTGATACAGGTTGGTTCGGCATCAACATACACCGAGCAAACCCCAACGCCATATCACAAGTGATTGAAAAATGGAGTGGTGGTTGTCAAGTGTTGAATAGTCCGAAGGACTTTACTCAGTTAATCAAGGCGTGTCACCGCTCGGACTTACAACTTTTTACTTACACGTTGTTACAAGAGTTCTAACTATGAAACAAAATAAAAAGGTTACACTACTTGCACGTTACATAAAACTTTTGTTACTTCGTTTTTCAAAGTGGGTTACTTCAACAAACGAAATTGCTTGGGAATGTCAACGAAAAAGTATGTTTGGGAAAATGTAAGGTGGAGTAAAATCTATTACACCTCTATTGTTGCACTTATTGTCTTATCAATATGTGTTTTGTTTTACTTTGTAAAGCGTTACAATCAATGTCACGTTAACAATGCGAATGACACTACTGTTATTAACAATGAAAAGTTAATAAAGGAAATTCAACTTGTACACGATACAATAACCATTATCAAAACGAAAAGTAAAAATGAAAGGCAACGCTACATTAAGCAAAACACTCGCATCATTTACGTTAGTGATACTACTGTTGACAAAGAGTTCAGTCTTGTTCTCTCAAAAGTCGATAGTCTTGCACGACGAGGATACTTTACCTCACTTAACTATTGAACAAAAACGTTTATTTATCTTGACATACAATACAATGATGTATTGGCAAGGTGAAGTTAAGCGACTGAGTACCATTGATAGTCTGCAATCTATCATTGTTGCAGATTGTAACACGCAACTTGTTCAGTCAAACAATACAATCAAGTCACTACAACGAAATGTTGATAGCCTTAATGTTGCCTTGTCTGAAAAACAAAAACTTTACGAGCGTGAAGTCAAGTATAAAAGGCGTTGGCGTAAGTCCGCAGTCATTGGAATACCGATTGGCGTTGCGGTGGGTTTATTGCTTCCGTATTTATTGTAGAGTTAGTTTCTTGTTCTGCAAGATAACTCTCAATGATATGTTCGATTACTCTATTGGTACTTGCTAAGTCTAACGAAGGTCGTAACTCCTTCAACTTGTTCCAAGTTTCTTCCTTCAAGTACATACTTTTTAACTGCTTTGCCATAAGATAGATTTCTACAAAGGTAAACAAGATTAAGTAACAAACAAAATCTTAACGACGACCTATAAAGTACTGTCCGAAGTTCGGATATAACTCGAAAAACATTCGCATCATTATTGCATCTGCGATGTCAGGAGAAAAACCTGTAATGGCTTTGATTTGTTCCTTTGGCGTTACCATTAACTTGTTATCTCCGTCAGGTTTATGACGCTTGATAGTCGTTAGTTCTTTTACAATGTTATCTTTATGCGAGTTGACAAGAAATGTCAAACGACTTTGCTCAATTACTTCTGCAAGTTTGAAGTAACACTCTGCCTTTAAGTTTGTAAATGTTTCAGAGTTACGAGCACGACTACCATTTCGGAA